ATCAAGGCCAAGTTCGGAAAGGCGCTCTGCCAAGCCCCTTGTACCAAAGATATCCTGCTCGATGGCATCGAGGCCGAAGTCAGCACCGGTCAGAGGATCAATAGCGCCACGAATATCCGTGCCGATAGTCTCGGCAAGGTCAGGGATATTCAGACCTGTGAGAATGTCTGCACCCAGGCCACCGAGTTCGCCGAGAATTTGTGTGCCAATATCCCCTGGCAAATCTTGAAAAAAGTCAAGAAGATTAGCTCTCAGATTCTCTTCAGGACTTAGTCCTGGTCTTGACGTTGGAAAACCTAAACTGAATGCAGGGCTACCGAATATCACTTCAATGTGGCGCTGAACATTGTCTTCCCGCTCCTGCAGCGCCATAAAGAACTTGGCCCGGAACTGATTCATCTGTGCCTCGGAAGGATAAGGCACATTCCTATCAGGGTAGTCGGCACGGTCGATGGAGCCATCACCGTTGACATCCTCGCCCTGACTGGCCAACCACGCGTCCAACTTCTGTCCTTGAACGATCATCTGCACTACAGGATCAGCGCCCAAGCTCTGGAAGACTTCGCCGGGGCCAGAACCATATCGGGCACTATATTCTGCGGTGCGGAAATGCTGGTTAGTAAATTCTGTCAGGTCTGGATCTGAGAAGTTGGGATTATAGCTCGGCGTCCCCCACCCCGTCACTGGGCTTTTCCACTCCCCAGGATCATCTATTTCAAATTCAGTGCCATCATCAGCAGCAGTAGTAGTGGTAGTGGTAGTGGGAGCATCAGGGTCCAATTCAGGAGAACGAGGCAAGGCGGTTTGAACGTCACCGTCAGTCACAACTGTTTCCGGCAAGGCATCTGTGGTCTGACCGTTCGCAGCGGTAGACGTAAAGAGAGAGAAGCCCTCGCCAGGGGCTGCCTTCTGAACATTCCTTTCGCTGGTAGAGCCGATCTGCAAGCCGTTTTGGAAAATGCCCCGAGTTCCGGGGGCCTGATAGTAGGAACCAGGTTGAGAAACGCCGGGAATGATGTTGCCAATAGAAATATTTGGATCAAATCCCAAATCCCCAAATCCACGCAACTGGTTACCGGTAAGCCTCTGGTTACCAGACCATTGAATGTCAGAAGGATCTTTGAAAAGAAAGAAGGGGCTAATAGAATTATTTTGAGGGGCCATCTCTAAACTCCTGCCTTAACCCTGCGCTTCTTACCAATATCTTTATATACCGGATGTGTACGTCGGATACGAAAGAATTCATCTCTGGAATTGTTGGTGAACTTCAAGCTGGAGTGAGGATCGTACTCGCTCATATCCAGATCCTGCGCCAGCATCCGCACTGTGCCCAGTTCATCTTCGTCGGTCTTGCTTGAATTGAGAACGAATCCACCGCCAGCAACATTCAGCGTCCTGGTGGTACCGGATATGCCTGAAGATTCCTGGTTGACAGTAACATCATAGTCGCCAGTGGCATCAAAATACGTGCGCGAGTACAACCATCTGACCCGCTCGGCCGATCCAGACGGCGCTGGTGCCCCGGTGCGGAAATAGGCCCGAATGGCAATGCCGTCAGAGGTGTCGTCGTCGTCGTTGTAGGTATTTGCAGGCGCATGGTCTTCCAGTTTGCCGCCGATATCGCCTGACGAGTCCAGTGTCCCGGCATGAGGCGTCTGATCAATCAACGCCGCACAGTTACGGTCGAAGTACGCTCCAGATCCGCTGTAAGGACCGAACCAGCAGTCATGGCGATCCGAGTAGACAATGATCTGGTTCATCTCTGTCTGACCGGTGCCATAGGGCACCCAGAACCAGGCTTCAGCCTCGGCCGGATAGTACAGCGAGAAACTCTCTGCCAGACGCGAGGCGTTGATATGGGGCCAGTATCCCAGATCGAGCGCGAAGGATTTCTTCTCTACGTCATCCCCGCCATCCCACTGGTAGATGCCGTCCTCGCGGACCATCAACTGGCGATCTCCAGGCAGCACTACCACCGCCCTGCCATGAAGCGCGGCCCGAGAGGTGCGCTGCTGCTGCTGGTAGGGGATCTGCGAGTTGCCCGTGGGCACCATGGTGAAGATGCCGCCACTGGTATGCACCGACAGGGCGTTGCGCGTTGACACCAGGGCCGTAATCGGATGACCGAACTGGTAGAACGAGGTCGCCCCCACCGTATCGATATCGGCAGTATCACTGAACCACAGTCGGTCATAGTCGGTGCCCGTACTGCCCCACCATACCCGGTTGTCCCAGTGCGCCACATGATCCACTCGGGTGAATCGAGAGTCTACATCCACCACCGCAGCATTGCCGCTGCCAGTCCACTTGAAGGGAATATCGACGCCGTTGGTGGCAAAGATAGTGCCGGTGCCCTCGTCCACTGCCCACTCGAAAGTATTGTCATCATGCGCGGTGACAGTGACGCTGCCGGTGATGGCTGACCAGCCAGATGCGTATTTGTAGATGGCCGTACCAGCAACAATGACCACATACTCGGTTGATGGCGGCACGGTGAACTGGGCGCACATGGTCAGTGTCGGGTCCAGTGAGATATTGGCCGCCGACTTGTACGATGCCGTACCGAGGCGCTTCTCTACGGCACCAGCGGCCTGTATTCTCATATTCTCCATGGTGGCAATCTCCTCGACTGCCACATCCTCTTCAGGCCGCGAGTACCACACGCCGCCCGTCCATGGACCGTACTGAATATCGCCGGCACGTATCGCCATCAGCTTGCTGCCGAAAGACTACCATCAGCCGGCACGTAATTAAACCGGCCTGAGAGATCTCCTACTTCTGCCTTGCGCCAGACCCGATTGCCGTAGATCGTGCGGTTGGTTTCCTTACCGTTGTCAATCGCCTCGTTGTACTCAAAGCGATTCTCCCCGGCGGCCTCGGAGTCACCCTTCTCCTGCAGATACATCTCGGTCGCACCAAAGATCACCGCCGGCTGCAGGATCTCCGGCAACCACCTGTCCAGTTCCGTAGAGTCGTTGCCTGAAGTCCAGTCAACAATGAAGCCCCGATAGCGGTAGCGGATGACATCGCCCGGAGTGCTGTGATAGGGCCACATACGCACCCGGATCTTACCCGACAGGGCGTCCACCCCATCGGCCGCCCATATCCTGGCATTTGTCTCATTGTTTCTGTCAGGATCTTCTGCGTCGATCATGTCAAGGCCGGCACCAGAGATGGTGCGGCTGTTGGTTTCATCGACAAACGAATGCGGCACCAGCACATCTGCGTCGAGGGCGTAGGTCTGAGTGACGGCGATGGATACGTAGGCAGCCGTAACGCTGCCGTTGGTCAGTGCCGTGTCCGACGTGGTAAATGTGCCAGAGATGGTGTGTACCAACAGGGCTGTAGGATAGTTGGTAGGATCATAATCGGCATCTATTATTGCCGTGGCAGAGGAACTGTTGCCGGTAATCGTGTTTCCTGCAGCAAAAGCACCATTGGCAATGCTCGATACCGTGATGGTCTTGGTCGTATTGAACGTGGTGGTCTTATGCAGCCACCACCACTTGCCACCAATCTCTCCTGACACCCGCTTCGCTGCCATATTGAGATACAGCCGAGCCTGATCCTTGTACGTCGTATTGGTGGTCAACAGGCCGACGCGGTTCAGTGTCATGGTAATGGCTTGTGCAAGCGTCATGCTGCCTCAGATCAGATTTGCCCAGGCACCGTTCTCATAGCCCTGGAACTTGTTGTCTGTCTCGTTGTACACCACCATGCCATTGACTGCTGTGAGCGCATTACGCTCGGTGGTGGTCAGCGACGTACACTGCAGGAATCCTGTAGGCGAGTCCACCTTCAGTGAATTGCATTCGACATGACCGAAAACGCCCAGTTCACCGAAGGACACAGCCTGGTTCTGTTGCCCTGCAACAACAGGGTCAGACTGGTTCTGCCGCTTGCGCGGCTCAGTCAGGGCGGGTTCTCGGATCTGGGTCATTCAACGGCCAGATCAGCCAGGGCCTCTGGATCGATGGTCATGTTCGATTCTGCCGGTGTTGACACCGGATCAACGCCGGTCTGCATCTGATCCACATCACGGCCCGTAATAGTCGTCATGGCACCAGTAGAGTTCTGATTGGCACGCCAGCTTTCAGACACTTTTTCCTTGGCCGCTTCGTAGCCAAGAGCCATAGCCATGGCTTCTGACGGTTCTGGCGTCCAGTCATCCGGGTGCAGAGCCTCACCGACAGTGAAGGCGATGCGCTTGGCATCAGCGTTGTTCTGCGGAGTACTCTTGCGCGTGATTGTGCCTGAAGCGCCCAGCGCCTGGCGCAACTGTGACTTCACATGATCAGGAGCATCCTTCAGCACTGCAACCAACGCGTCAAGATCCAACTTCTGCTCTGCTGCCATCTCCGCATCAAGATCCACTTTCTTCTCTGCTGCCATTTCAACTCTCCTTGTATCGATTCAGTTTTTAACAAGAGAAGGAGGACACCCGAAGGCACCTCCTTCTCTTGATTTGGACTGGTTACGGCACCAAGCCCTGCAGGACTACGCCAACATGCCCCGTATTATCTGGAGCATAGCAAGCATAGCCAATAAGAGGTTCGGTTTCCGCATCCTTCAATTGCACGGCTCCTGTAACGCCATCGGACAGCGTCAGGTTGTCAGCAATCGCAATCGATCCATCTGCGAGGATGGTGGCGATTCCAGCGGTTTGGAACCAACCGTAATAGTTAGCGGTAAACGCAATCGGCGTGACCCCAGAAACAACATAATCCGTCCCGGCAGTAGCGCCCCGCACGTTATACCACAGACTACCAACAATAGCAAAATCAGATGATGTGGTTAAAGCAACCTTGATTGGATCAAACAGCTCAATGTCTACTTTACCAGCAGTCGTTTTACCTGTTGCACTATTGCTCTTGATGCGATACTGGATGCCTTCCCCGTCATCATCCGTAATTTGCAGCAAAGCACCGGCATAATCATTTGCGCTTATGCTTGCAAGGGTTATCTGGACTTTTGAAGAGCCAGCGGCGGGGCTATAATCGCCAGAAGCATCGATTACAATATCATCCGATTCGACCAGAGCAGTGGCCGACACATCCTGTGAAACCAGCAAGCCTGCATTGACAGCAGCAGCCGTGTATCCGTAACGAAAGCACCGGCCATCTGCAAACTCCAACTTCTCACCAATAGCAAACTTGGCAGTCGAGGACTCTGTATAAATACCCTGGCCAGCTCTGCTGCCAGTTCCATCACCACCAACACGATTGGTGATGAAGTTGTGATTCAAATAACTCATCATACATCCTTTCCCCTATGGGCAGGGTAAGAACCCCCATTGGCTTGGGGGCAAGGGTTTATGCCAGGTCGTACAAGAGGCCCTGACGACGACGATTGTTGGTGACCAACTGGCCACCAAATACCACGAACGCAGCACGGGCAAGCTGGTTGCTCGGACGCTGGAACGGGGTCTTCGAGAAGTTGCGGCCAGCCTGCACCTTCAACTTCAGATACTTGGTGTTGA